GAGCAATCACAACCAGAACGATGTGGACAAGACACTTCAGAGCATGGATGTGGTGGAGAAATCTATAGAGTTTGGGCTGCTCCTCCTGCTCACAGCACTTGGAATACCACAGGACAGTATGGTGTCAATGGATATTACTCTAAGGCATTGGGTAAACACGTTTCTAGTCCACATACCGAAAAGAAAATTATGGAAAGTCGTGGTTTTGTCTGTGAAGCAGACCTCCCACAACACCGATGGGATGATGCAGTAGAAACACAACAACAACGAGTTAAACAACAAGACACTTATATCAATACCTATACAGAAGCATTGAAAAGTGGTAAAACCAAAGAGGAAGCCGTTGTAGAAGCATTTCCGGCAAGGGATGCAGTCAGTGGTAAACTTGATGAAACATTTGGAGCAAAGAAATGAAAGAAGAAATGATGAAACCCGAAATGTCTATGGAAATCGAAATCGAAGATAGAGAGCAAGAAGATGATTATTCCGAGATGGCTCCCAAAGGTCGTTTCAGTGCTAAGGCATTAAACAATCTTGTTATGGCTACCAATCGTTTGCTGCCATTGTTCGAACAAACACCAGACTATCCAAAGTTCTCACAAGATATTACCGAGTTCCCATCAGACTTTATGAAAGTATTGTCTATGTTCAAAGGTGCTGTTGATGATGCCGTTGCTAACAATGTTGTAGACGAACAGTATGCTTTTGACATGGAAGGTATTACTGGAGATGGAAACGTACAAGTACTTGCCGGTAAAATCAACAAGTTGGCTACTGACAAAGCCTTTAAGAGATACTTGCAACAACAGCCAACCGAAGAACCTCAAGGTGAAGAAATGGCTAGTGCAGGTGAAGAAATGATGAATGGTGAGGCCCCATCTTCAGAACAGATTGATGATTTATTTATGAAACGCATGTAAGGAGATACAATGCAAGACAATACCTCAAACGAGACTGTCGAAAATACCGACACAATAGAAACAACAGAAACAACCGAAGATGTTAGTGCTGATACTGGTGGTGGTGATGAAGATCAAGGTCTTATGACTATTGAAGAGTTACTGGCACTGAATGAAGATGACTACGAAGAATTTACAGAGGAAGCAAACCATAAAGGTATGAAGCCTCTACATGAATGGATGCAACATATCCCCGAAGATGTGCGCAAACATGTTGCCAACATCCGTTCATCGTATACTCAAAAGACACAAGAGATTGCTCAAATGCGTAAAGCATTGGAAATGGAAAGAGCAGAGTTGGCACGTCAACAGGATATGGCTCTTAACAATCCATTCCTCCAACGTGCAGAACAAGAACTTGAGAATACAGAAGAATACGACATCTATACTCAAGAAGGCATGCAAGCAGAAATCAAACGTCAGGCTGCTAAAATGCTTCAAGAGATGATGAAACCTGCACAAGAAGAAATGCAGATAAAACAACGTCGTATGCAACTAGAGCAGTTTAAGACCGAGAACCCCGAACTTATGGATGATGAATACAGACTTCCAGTTGCTGAAATGCTACAGTCACGACCAGAACTGAAACTTGAAGATGCCTTCTACATTGTCAAAGCCAAAGTAGATGCTCAAAAGTTAAAGACCGAACGTGAGCAGATTGCAAAGCAAAAGACCACACATCGAGAAACCTTGTTGAAAACAAGTGGTGGCAAGTCTGTATCTCCTAGTGGCACTCCAAAGTTCCGTGATGCTTGGGAAGCATTTCAATATCATAAAGCGCAAAATGCTAAGAAGTGAGGAACTACATGGCTAAAGGAAAACGTGACATCAATAAAATCATTGTGCATCATAGTTCAAGTCCACAATCAACAACCGTTGCCGACATCCGACAATGGCATGTCGTTGAAAATGGATGGTCTGACATTGGCTACCATTATATTATTTTGGCTGATGGTACTCTTGAGCGTGGGCGACATATCAACAAAACCGGCTCTCACTGTAAAGGTCAAAATACTGGTAGTATTGGTATTTGTGTTGTTGGTAACACAAATGTAGAAGCACCAACACCACTACAAATCGAGAGCCTATGGGGTACATTGAAGATGTTGATTGATGAGTATTCACTAACAAGACAAGATGTCTATGGGCATCGTGACTTCAGTACAAGTGAATGTCCTGGCAATATCCTCTATGCCATGTTGCAACAGTTCAAACAAGGATTGTTGACATAAGCAAAATAATCTTTTACACTGCCTATGTTGAAAGAACTTATTAAAGCACTCGGACAACAACCATTCCAGATGGAATACGGTTTAGGCGAACATTCAAAACTTAAACTTACAAAGGTAAACTACAATGGCTATTTCAAATGACCTGTTGTCGTCAACCCTATTTTCCATTCGTGATGGTGAAGTTGACGAACTCTTTCAAAAAGTTGCATTCTTAGATAATGCTAAAAAATTCAATGGTTTAGAATACGAAGATGGTGGTATCAAAATCCAACGTCCTTTGTCTATTGCTGAACACTCTTCTATCACTTCTCTTCCTACTGGATACGAAGCAGTTAACTTGGCTGTTAAAGATGTATTGCAACCTGCAATCTACAACTGGGCTGACTTTACTGCACCTATCGTAATCACCAAGAAAGAAGAGTTAGAGAACAAAGGCGAAAAAGCAATCGTTAAGATTGTTGAAGCTCGTATGCGTTCTGTTATGGGTATGTTGCGACGTGAGTTGAACAAGCAAATTCTTGCAGGTTCTTCTACTATCTTGACTACTGTTAATACTTTGAACGGTGCTAAGACTGGTGGGTTCTTGGAAAAAGATGGAACTCAAGTAAATGATGTTGGTGGTGTAAGTAAGTCTACTTATGCAGTTAATGGTTGGAACAACCAATACGCTAACGTCGCTTCTAAGTTCGGTGACGATGGTATTCGTTTGATGCAACAAATGGCTATCAAAGCAAACACTGTAACTCACATGGGCGAAGTACAATGCGTGTTGTTGTCTGAAGCAACTATGGCTAACTATCGTCGTGCATTGTTTGCACAAGAACGATACATCAACGAAAAGACGTTAGATGGTGGTCGTATGCAACTTGCTTTTGGTGGTGCTGTTGTTGAACAAGACCTTGAACTTGGTTTTGCTTACGATGGTTCTACTACAGTATCTGGTTACTTCTTGAACTTCGATGGAGTTAAAATGGTAATGCACAAGGATGCTGACTTTGCTGTTTCACCTTTTGAGCATATCTCTGGAACTACTGCTCGTGCTGCCCAATTGTATGTAAAAATGCAGTTGATTGCCGATCATCTTGGTTCTCAAGGTATCCTCTTGAACGCCGACACTTGGTCTTAAGGAGATATATCATGGCTACTCAAACTTTATTACAATATCTTGAAGCCGGTGCTGGTGTTGCTGCTATGCATCGTCGTCAAGTTGAAACCTTCTTGGCTTCAGAAGCCATTACTGAAATGGACTTGGTTGCAGTTGACTTGTCAAAATCTGATGATAGCGACAAGGCTCTCTACATTGTTCAAGCAGACTCTGCTACTGCAACTGCAAAGTTGGCTGTAGGTTTTGCTTTGAACTCTGCTGCTGCTGGTGAAAAAGTTGACGTTTGCGTTGCAGGTATCTGTCAAGCAAATGTTGACGGAGCAACTGCACAAGGTGACTTCCTTTGCATTGGCTCTACTGCTGGTCAAGCAGGTGTATTTGCTGAAAGCATTGCTGCTCCTATCATTGCTATTGCTTCTGAAGCAGATACTTCAAATGAAGCAACTGTCTTTGTTATCAAGCAGTTCTAATACTTGATTTCCTTTCAGACACGGGGGTGGGTGTGTATTCACCCACCCTTTTTTATTGTGGTGACGTATGGCAAACCTTAAGGCTCTTAGACAAAAGATTAAGAATATTACAGACTACAGTCCGGAACTTCAACAGTTCAATGACCAGTTGGATGAACTCATTAACGATGCGTACTACAGCATCTGGACGATGAAGCGATGGAATTTTGGTACTAAGATTGATACCATGCGCTTCCATACAGATATCTTGTCTACCACAGATACAGAGAATAATAGTGGTAATGAGGTAACACTAGCATGTACTACAGGACAACGACAGGTTGTTTTAAGTGCAAATATAGACCGATTACAAAATGCAAATATATGGGAGGGACAACCTTTTGAGATTGAAACAATGGAATATACTATCTCAAAGATTGTAGACCCTAAAACCATATTATTGGAAACACCATATCAAGGTGAAACACAAGCATCTACAACTAACTACAAAATCAAAAAGAGGTGGTATGACCTACCAGAAGATTGTCTTGAACTCCTGTATATTGGGCATCGTGACTATCCCTATGTTAGTGTTAGTGGTAGTCAAAATCCTTATGGCAAATCAACAGCAATCATGCCAAGACGTGAAGAGGATTTAGACCTCCGAGTGGATTACACACAATCTTATGCTGAAGCCTATATACAAGCACCATCTATTGCAATCGCTCCTGCTGAAAGACTTGTTGCAACACAAAATGCTATAGGTACTGGACAGTTTCAAAGTGGAAACTTCTATGAGTTTACTTGGGCATTTGTAAAAAATGGCAAAGTAGGCGCACTTGCCGAACCAGTAATACATGAAGTCACCACAAACAACAGTACAATAATACTAACATTTAAGAGTTGGGATGATACTATTATCCAAGCAGATACCTATAACGATAAAGACCAAAGCCCTACACAATGGGAGGGATACCGTAAAGTAGTATTTTGGAATAAGAACTTTGACAAAACATCTGGCGAACGTCGTGGACTTCCATGTTGGATTGCAGTTATCAATGGAGGTTCCAATCGAAATGATCCATTGTATCTCAATCCAATCAATCCAAATGATACAACTGCATTTGTATCTATTGCGTATACAAATCAACTTGATAATGGCTCACAGCGATACATCGAGATTGATGGATTGCATCAACAAATAAGACCATATCCTAGACCTGTTGGATGGGACTTTGAAGTAGAAAAGAATGCTCAAACTGGTGTACTTCATGATTATGTTCGTGAAGCAATAATACGTTATCAGATGAAGCCACAAGACCTTTTGTTGTCTACAGATGTTCCTCAAATGCCTTATGAATTTCACCAGCTTGTTGTATACAAAGCACTTGAAGATATTTACTTGAAGTTGGGACAAACTGGATTGGCTACAACGTATGAAAAGAAGTACATGAAAGAGATTAACAACCTTGTAAAGAGATATGTAGACAAGATTGATCAACAGGTTGTTAGAGGTCGTTTCCAAGTAGCGCAAGGTCGTATGTCTTATGATGGTTCATCTTTAAGGAGACTTCCATGAAATCTCAACGTCTTAAAGAGTTCATTCCTTGTCGTGGCATCAACAATGTATTGATGCCTATGCTTGGCGATGCAGACAATGTTGTCAACTGTAGATACGTTGCAGAGGGTGGTTGGAAAGCCAATGTTGGCTTTGAAAACTGGTGGAAGTTTCCACAAAACTATATTGTCAACAATGATGTTGCTACAACATACTTTGAAAAGAAAGTTGATAGTGTATACCAGTGGAAGAGACAAGGCTCAAATGACATCTACACGTTTGTAGAGTCTAATGGACAGTTGTACTACATCTTAGGCAATAAAGGTCAAGGAACGTCTTACAATGGCTCCCAATGGCTTAATGACATAGTTGTGATAGATAGTGATAGATATGTGCCTAAATTAGGCGATATTGGCTCGCAGTACATCAACTTAGGACAGCACTTGTTGATTATCAATGGTCGTGACCGTGCTATTCTTTTTAGTGGTGATCGTGTTTGGAGGGATTTTGGATACGTCATTCAAACTCCAAGTTGCAATCCAGTTGATGTAGATACTGAATATGCAGACAATCATGAACTTAAAAATGGAAGTGCAATCTTTTTTGAGGAAAGTAGTCGATATGGACTTGGTGGTGTAGATGCCAATACCTCATATCAATACAACTACAAGATGACACTCATCTCTAACTTAGGCGCAGAAAGTCCAATGAGTGCAGTACAGAATGTACGTTGGACATTAGGTTCTAGTGCCTTGTATAAATATGGTGTAGCAATGGACTTGCCTATTGGACAAGAGGGTACTGTTGCTCGTCGTATTTATCGAACTAAGAATATCAATGACAATGGTGAAATCTATTACTTTCTTACCCAACTTGATGAAAACAGCAGTAGATTTTACATTGATGTTTTGCCAGATAAACAACTTGTTGATCAAGCACCGAGTGTTACTGCTTCTACTGCAATCAACTCAGATTGGAAATATGGTGAAGTCTGGGACAATCGGTTGTGGTTAGCCAAAGGCAACCAAATTATATATTCAGACAAAGGCATATTTGAACAATTTGGTTTATTGAACTTTTTTGATCTTGGTAATCTTAGTGGTGGTGATGTAACGCAACTTAGGGCGTTCTACAACAATCTTATTGTATTCAGAGAGACTGCTATAAATATTATAAGTTTTGATGCAGGGTTTTATAATATTTCCACCATCACCAACACTATCGGCACTACTGCCACTAACACGGTTATATTGATACCACAGTTAGGTGTAGTGTTCCTTAATGAACAAGGTGTTTGGATGCTTACTGGTGGTTTGAACGGTGGAGCATCTATTCAGATACAAAAGATATCCAATCCAATAGACAAACTGCTTCGACGATTAAACAAATCAATGCTTCATAAATCTGTAGGTGCATATAGCGCAAAAGAGAAAGAAGTATGGATACACTTTTGTACTGCTGATTTAACCACTCCAGATACAGGCATTGTGCTTCATCTTGAACCAAAAGTTCCGATGTGGTCTGTTAGAACTAACATTGATAACCCATTGAAAAGCACATGGTCTGCAATGGCAACTACTATCAATGGATACTTCTTATTGGGTGTAGACCCTAACTGGACTATTCAAGCAAACGCATCTACAGTAAATTTTGGAATACTTAAAGTTATGACTTCCTCTCCTACTTGGGGACAAGGTAGTAGTGTTAGTTCATTAGGTGAAGTTACAACTTTGAATAGTTATGAAATATCGCATTGTGGACATGTATGGGAAAGTGCTTGGTATGGGTATCAAGACAATAGTGTAAAGATACGATACTTCAGTGTTGAACTTCGAATATTGTCTTATGGTGATAATCCATTTGATTTCTACTATGCTGTAGACTATTCATACAATCAGAATTCTACACTTGAACAAAAGCAAGCCAAATCTGAAACTGTATTCACTTTGAATGAAGATGCAGTATTCGGCCCGACAGACAGACAGATTACAAAAGTTCCATTCACAGTAAATGAAAGTACAATCTCTGAAGGTCGTTTGATTACATTGCGATACGATGTAAATACCGAACTATGCGACCAGTTCAAGTTTGGTATTAAGACTACAGATAAAACAGAATGGCATCTCTTATCATTCAACTTGTTGTCAGATGCTGTAGCAATGCCATCTCTCAACCAGTCGACAAAGGTAGCACGATGAAAGTTTATACTGAAGTAGCACAAAAGAACTACGACCAAGTAAAGCCAGAAAGTATTAACGACAATACTCGTCTTGTTGTTGGAGAGTACAATGGTCGGTTGAATGGGCAAAATATGCCTGTCAATGCTCTTAATCAAAACAAGTTCATTCCACCTACTGGTACAGATGCAGTAATCATTGATGTAAAAGAGTTGGAATGGATAGGACAAACACAATCATATTATCGTGTGCGTCGATGGAATACATACGAAGATGGTATTAACATTCATCTTCCAATGGAAAACATTGACTTAAATAACTTTAACTGGTCATCTGGATGGAACAATCTTACGGAGGTATCAACAGAGTTTGAACGGTTTTACATTGAGTTTCAAGCCAATAGTGGAACATTGAATGGATGTTTTGATATTAACTTCCGACATGGAGTTGATAGAATTTTAGTAGAAGTTGAGGGAAATCCTGAAGTTGAGGAAAATCCTACTGTACAAACTTTTTCTGAAGATTGGTATACTCGATGGGGATTGTTTTGTAATGATGTTTTGATTGCTGAAACAGGAAGATGCTATCCTCGTCTTGAAAATCTATCAATACCATTCCACCTATTTGTAGGTACACAACCTGTAAGATTAGAGTTGAAATGGCAAACTGTAAACTATAATGCCAATGAGGAGTTTGGATATAGTCCACTTCCTTACAGTAGATTAGAAATCTATGGTGCAAACATTTGGGTTTGCAATACAAAGAGGTAACTATGAGCATTGTAGGAAATCAATATTTTGAAGCCGGACAAAAGCCAAATGCATCAGAACTTAATGCTGTGTATGATGCTATTGATACAGATACATTAGATGCTGACAATCTTGATGTTGAATGGGCTAATCGAGAACACTTTGATCCAACTGTATCTGAAAAGTTAAACAGAATATTTACATTTGATTATGATGGAACTGTTGATTGGACAACAACAAGTGAAGCTTGGACAACTATAGAAAATGTTGTAGGTACTCCAAGTAGAATACAACCAAACTATATTTGTCGTGGAAAAGCATTGGTTCGTGTTCATGCTACAGGATTGGTTTCTGATTTACGTTTAGACGGTAATGATGGAGATGGAACATCTCCACAAATCAACTACAATACTTATGCATTCGAATTATATATGACTGTTACTCGTTCTGGAAAATCAACATTGATTAGTCTTGCAAACTGCACATATAGTTTTACTCCAAAAGCAGCATTAACTTCTTCAACACCATCGTATATTAGTGGACTATCAAGCCCAATAAACTATCGTTCATTTGGTTTTAGTGGTGTTGCTGTTTTACAAGCGAATGATGTC